GCGGCATCAACGTGCATACGAACAAAACTCGATCGTGCAAACCGTGCGGGCCTTACTGAAGCAGGCAAGCGAGTGGCGGGGAACGACGACGGAATTCATCAAGGCAAGCTGCGACCTGTTCGGCGAACTTCGCATCGAAGCCGGAGCGGCACGACTGGGCAGGCAAATCGCGGACATCGAGGCGGAACTGTACCGCAACGATGGGATCGACCACAAGGCATCACGCAGCGGGGAAAAGAGGATTCACCACTTCTTCCCGAAAAAAGCATGGCAACCAAGTGCAACGTACGAGCAAAGCAGGTTTGATGCATAAGAAAAGTGCTGTCACTACCGTCACTGCCGTCATTGAAACGATGGGACAAAGGCACGTTCAATACGATTTACTACTGTCATTTTGTCATAGCGTAGATGGAGTGACGGCAGTGACAAGCATGACAGCAAGTTTTTGAAAGGAGGAAACGTGAAAGAAAGCAATTTGACCAAAAGCATCAAGGCATACCTGGGGATGAAGCAAGGGCTGTTTTTTTGGAAAGAACACGGCAGCATGTACGGAACAGGCGGAGTGCCTGACCTGATCGTTTGTTACAAGGGACGATTCGTCGCGTTGGAATGCAAGACGATGGGAAAGAAGCCGACCGTGCTGCAGCAGATCACGATAAAAAAAATCAAGCGGGCAGGCGGGATCGCCGCGTGTGTTTGGTCGTTAGAGGAAGTCAAAGCCATCATCGAGGCAATCGAGTAAAAGGGGGATGAATGGATGACGCGTTAATTTTCAAAGTCAGAATAACCGAGGAAGCCAAATTTGACTTCGAGGAAACACTTGGCGGCGACATGAGTGCCGTCACTCCGTTCGGAACGACGATTAAGAACGACATCAAGCAGCAGGTAGAGGAGTTCATGCTGTGGACGAACAAGTACCGGCACAAACCGTACTTCAAGGTTCCGTACATTAACGAGATAGACGGGGAACGGCTGCTGCTGTTTTTCAGGCAGAAAGAGCGGTACGCGTGCATGCAAATCATCGAATTAGTCGGAATCACCTACGAAAACGACTGGGACGAGGAACTGGAGGAATGCGGGCAGGTCAAGGTGTGGCTCGACAGCAAGATCGACCTGACGGACGTGCCGTTCGACGACTGGGTGGAAATCGAGCGCGAAAGAAAAGCAGAGGAGGAACGACAACAAAAAATTGACGAGGAGGAGCGGAAAGATTATGAACGACGAAATGCTTGACCTGTTAAAAAACTACAACAAGCACCGAGTGAAAGCAAAAGCGTTGACGTTCAACCTGTTCGAGCCGGAGGCGGACGCAGCGGAGGAAAGCAGGCGGTTGACGGCCAAGTTGGACTTTTTGGATTTTTGCATAGACATACTGGGCGATCAGAGTCAGGAACAGCAGGAGCTGATTCGCATGTTGTACTTCAAGGGCTACAGCGTGAGGAACTACGCGAGGGTTAAACACATCGCGAAGTCGACGGCAGACAACCGAAAGGCAGCCGCCTTGCGAGAACTGCGGGGACTTTTCAACAGCAAAAAACTCAAATAACGCAACAATCGGGCAAAAAAGAGTTATCAAGTGGGACAAGGCAAGACACAAACAAGCCCAAAATACCACCAAATCGCCCGTATAATAAAAACGAATCACAAACGAGGAGGAATGAAGGATGCCTTATAAGCCAAAGACACCCTGCAGATACCCAGGGTGTGCGGAACTTACGCACGGCAGATACTGCGAGCGACACCAAAAGCAAGTCGACAAGCAGTACAACACGCAAGAACGGGACAGGACAGCCGCGAGTTTTTACTCGAAAGACGCGAGATGGCTCGACGTCAGAAAAAAGAAACTGATCGCCAACCCGTTCTGCGAGGAGTGCGTCAAGCACAAGCGATTCGTGAAAGCGACGACCGTCGACCACATCAAGCCGATCCGGCAAGGCGGGGACCCGTACGAGTGGAACAACCTGCAAAGTTTATGCGGAAGCTGCCACAGCAGGAAATCCGCGAAAGAGGGCAGCCGATGGGGAGGCGGGAGGTCTGATCCTTTTCAGGTTTAAGAACTGAGCGGGCAGGCAGTATCACGCAAAACGTCGCGAAATCAAAAATCAAAAAATCAAACGGAGGGAGCGATGGCACAGGGCGGATACCGAGCGAACGCGGGCAGAAAGAAAAAGCCCGCGGCCGAAAAGATACTGACAGGCAATCCAGGCAAACGAACGATCGAGGTCATTGACTTCAGCGGAGCGGACGAACTACCCGCGGACCCGCCGGAGGAACTGAGCGAGGCAGAGCTTAAGATTTACAAGTTCGTGTACGAGTGGCTGAAAAAGATCGGATGCACACGCGGCATACTGCCGTTTCACCTCGTCGAGTACGCAAAGAACAAAGCGTGGTGGAATCACTGCGAAAAGATGAACATGCAGCACGGGCTGCTGATCAAAAACGACAAAGGGCAGGCGGAACTGTCGCCATACGTGCAGGCAGCGTCGCTTTTTTTGAAACAAGCGAATGACGCATGGGCAAAGATTTTTGCAGTCGTGCGAGAAACGCGGTTGCAGGAATACTCGCCAACGTCGCCAAACGATGACGTGATGGAAAAGATACTCAGCGGCAAAAGATAGACACCTCCAAAAGAAAATGAAAAAACTTGCGAAAAAGTCTGGACTTCCGATTTTTATTCTGGCTTGATGTGTCCTGCCAAAAGGCAAAAAGGAGGAAACATGAGCATTGACAAACAAATCGAAAGGTTGGAAAGGCACATCGCAGACTTGGAATGCAAAAACGAAAAACTTGCAAAGGACGAAAACAAGTGGGACGAGTACGCGGACAACTGTGCAAGCATCATGGAGTACAGGGGACGCATTCAGTTGATACAAATCGAACGCGACTACCTGCTCGGCGAAATCGCAATTTAAGGAGGAAAAGATGAAAGACGAACAACAACCAAAAGTGGTAGCGTACTGCAGAGTCGCAACCAAAGAACAACTGACCGCCGACGAGCAGCAGCAAGCATTCGTCGAGGCAGCAAGCGAATCAAAAGGGATTCGAGTGACGCACACGCGATGCACAAAGTGCGGACACGTGAACAAATTCACGCACAAAAAAGAGGGAATCAAGTTGACGGAACGCGAGATCAGCGAAATTGAAAGTTGGCTCGAAACGCAGGTCGCTTGGTACAAAGAATGGGAGCAAGACAAAAACGACGACGAAAGAAAACACGCACGCAAGCAGGCAGAGTTTTTTGCGAAACTGCGGGCGAAGTTCAACAAGGAGGCGAAATGAAAGAAATGCAACTTGACAGGGACTTCAAAGGCATAAAGGTAAAGATCATCGCGAAGCCGGTGGTGATCTACGACGACTGCACCGAAATCACGATTCACATAAGCGAAGCGTTTTGCGACACAACCAACGAGTTGTCGGTGCTTTACGTGATGACAAATGACTTCGACCGAGCAGTGACGCAATTTGACATACTGGCAGCGGGATTCCCGCACGAGCGATTGATGAGTGCGGTGTTCAACGACAACTGGGAAAGTGGTCGCGTCACAGCGTGGATCAGGGAGCGGATGCAGGAAATCATTGCAGCGACTGGATACGCGGGGATGGTAGCATACAGGATCAGCAGCAGCAACGTACTCAGCACAAGACCAAAAGAATAAAACACAAGAACCGCTGCGGCGGTTTTTTAATTGCAAGGAGGGCAAATGGAAATCAAAAAAGTCAAGATCGGCGAGTTAAAGGCGGCACCGTATAATCCGCGTGTCGATTTGAAGCCAGGGGACGCGGAGTACGAGAAACTGAAACGCAGCGTGCAGGAATTTGGCTTCGTGGAACCGATCGTGTGGAACAAGACGACGGGGAACGTGGTCGGCGGACACCAAAGGACAAAGGTGCTTGCGGACATCGGATACACGGAAGTCGAGTGCGTCGTTTTGGAAATCGACGAGAACAAGGAACGAGCATTGAACGTCGCGCTGAACAAAATACAAGGTGCGTGGGACAACGACAAGCTGATCAACCTCCTGCAAGGACTCGACAAAGCGGACTTTGACATCACGCTGACGGGTTTTGATTTGGCGGAGGTCGACGCACTTGTGGACGAGTTCTACAGCAGGGAAGCAGTCGAGGACAACTTTGACGAGGAAGCGGCAAAGGCAAAGATCGAGGCGGAGGGAACAATCACGCAGCTTGGCGACGTTTGGCAACTTGGGCAGCACAAATTGATTTGCGGCGACGCGACGGACGCGACGATTTTCGACAAACTGATGCAGGGCAAGAAAGCACAGGTCGCGGTAACGTCGCCCCCATACGGCGTCGGCAAAGAATACGAAACGAAAGGCATCGACCCGTGGCTGCAGACAATGGAACCCGCGATCAAGAACATCGCGAAGCACAGCGACATCGCGGTGTGGAACTTGGGCGACCTTTACGCGACGGGAACGCAATTCATCGAGCCGACGAGCGTGTACAGCGTCAACTTTTTTGCAAAGCACGGATTCCGACCGATTTGGATCAGGATTTGGAAAAAGCAGGGTGCAAACTTCGGCGTCGGGCCTTATCACCTCGTGACGAACAAACCAGTGCAGCAGTACGAATACGTGTCGGCATTTGGAAAGAAAGAGGAGCCGGAGTACAACGATCAGGACTTCGCATGGCTTTCGGCGTTTGCGGGACACTCATACAAGTTCGTCAAGCGGCTGACGAAAGAGGAACGCAAGAAGTGGGGATACGCGGGCATTTGGGAAATTAACACCGTCAAGGCGAACAACGACCACCCTGCGAAGTTTCCAGTCGAATTGCCATGGCGATGCATCAAGATGCACAGCGACAAAGACGGCATCGTGCTTGAACCCTTTTGCGGAAGCGGAACAACGATCATCGCAGGCGAGCAACTCGGTCGCAAAGTTTATGCGATCGAACTGTCGCCCGTTTACTGCGACCTCGCGGTCAAGCGATGGGAGGAGTTCACAGGCAAGAAAGCAATCAAAATTTGAAAAAAGGAAACAAAAACATGCAAAAAGTAATCACAAGCGAATCGGTCAACATCGGGCATAGTGACAAAACCTGTGATGTGATCGCGGACGCATTCCTGGACGCAGCACTCGAAAAGGACCCGAACGCGCAAATGGCGGTCGAGTGTGCCATAAAAAACGACTTCCTGTTTATTTACGGGGAAGCGACAACAGAGGCAAACGTCGACTACTTCGGGATCGCGAAAGAAGTGCTGCGGGAAATCGGATACAAAAACGAGTTCAAAATGATGCCGCAGATTTCTTTTCAGAGTCCGGACATAAGAGCGGCCGTCGTACAAGAGGAACTGCGGGCGAACGACCAGGGCATGATGTACGGATACGCAACAAACGAAACGCCGGAGTGCATGCCGCTGCCGATCGTGATCGCGCACAAACTTATGCGGCAGTATGAAACATTCAGGAAAACACGCGAGGACTACTTCGCGGACGCAAAAAGTCAGGTTTCGGTTATTTACAGCACCGACGACAAGCCGAGAGCGATCGGGACGATTTTGGTCAGCGTGTCGCACGCGGAGGAACTTACAAAGGAACAAATACGCGAAACAATCGCTGAACACGTGATCAGTCCAGTTTTGGCGCAGTATGCAAACCTTTTGGGCAACGAAACAGAGATACTCGTTAATCCGAGTGGGCGTTTCACGCTTTGGGGAAGCTTCGCGGACAGCGGATGCGTGGGCAGAAAGATTGTCGTTGATACATACGGCGGAGTCGGACGTGTCGGTGGCGGATGTTTCAGCAGCAAGAACGCGACGAAAGTCGACCGCAGCGGCGCATATTACGCAAGATACGTGGCAAAAAACATTATCATGGCGGGATTCGCGGACAAGTGCGAGGTGTCGGTCAGTTACGCGATCGGACTCAGCACGCCGACAAGCGTGTACATCGACTGCTTCGGCACGAACAAGAAACCAATGGCGGACATCGAGGCATACGTGAAAAAGAACTTCGACTTCCGCGTCGGCAGCATCATCAAGGAACTTGGATTGCAGCGGCCGATTTACAAACCGACCGCGTGCTACGGACATTTTGGACGTGACGAGTTCCCGTGGGAACAGCGGAAGTGTTAGCCAAGAGCAGCGGGACGTGATAGAATGATTGACATGGACGGACACGTACAGATCGAAACAACATTTGCAAGCAAAGCGGAAGCCGAGGAAATGGCGGATCGTTTACTCAAAGAAAGACTTATCGCCTGCGGCCAGTGGTGCGAAATTACAAGCATGTTCGAGTGGCAGGGAAAACGATGCAAAGAGAACGAAGTGCTGCTGAAAGTTAAAACACAGGCGGTGCTTTACAAGGACGTGGAAAAGCTGATCAAGAAACACCACAAGTACGAAACACCGCAAATCACTGTGACGGGTATGAGCGGCAGCAAGGAATACCTCAACTGGATAGATAGCAGCACGAGGAAATAACAAAAACAAAATCACACGAAAGGCAGGCGAATCGCTTGCCTTTTTTGATGCAAAAAAGGAGGCGGCATGCAGCAAGAGTTAATGTTCAAACCTGAGGACTCGCACGGGGTGCATGTTCTGCCTTTTTGGTTGTCATTTAGAAAAACAGCCGAATCGATTTCAGCGAATGGCGAAAACACACCCGAAACTTTATGAATACTGCATGCGCGACTGGAACGCGGGCGGGTTAGGGCTTCGGGAGGTTATGGATTATATCGGCATAGCACACGAGCCAAAGGAGGAACAAAATGACACCGGAACAAGACAAGCTCGTGATGGATAACATGCGCCTGGTCTATTACTTATTCGGCAAAATTCACCACAACGAGTTCAAGTACAGCCACGAGGACGACTTCAAAAGCGAGGGGATGATAGGACTGATTAAAGCGGCGAAATCGTTTGACGCAAGCAAAGGCATCAAGTTCGCGACTTACGCGACGCGCTGCATAAACAACGAGTTTTTCATGTACCTTCGCAAATTGCGTAAGAAAGACGGACCCCTAGTGTCGTTGGATTCACCGATCGACTGCGAGGGCGAAACATTGACGCTTGCCGACGTGGTGGCAGTGGACGACAACACGATGGACAAACAACTTGATCGCATATTTCGTGACGAGGAAAGAAACCGCTTTGTGCAGAAACAACCCGAGCGAAATCAGCGAATCATCGAAATGAGATTGCAAGGCATGAGCCAAAACGAAGTGGCACACGAGATGGGATTCAGCCAATCATACGTGTCGCGGCTGTGCCAAAAGATAAAGAAACAATTCAATAAAGGAGGAAACGATGCAATTTGAAAAGATACCGATCGCAGACTTAAAGGCGGCGGACTACAACCCGAGAAAGAAGCTGCAGCCAGGCGATCCCGAATTTGAAAAGTTAAAGAACAGCATTGTAGAATTCGGATACGTCGAGCCGGTTATATTCAACAAGCGCACCGGCACCGTCGTCGGCGGTCATCAACGCTTAGAAGTGCTGCGGCACTTAGGAACGCAAGAGGTGGACTGCGTGATTGTGGACTTAGACGAACAAAAAGAGAAAGCACTCAACGTCGCACTGAACAAAATCAGCGGCCAGTGGGACGATGCGCTGCTTACAAGTTTATTGAAAGACCTGAGCGGCAGCGGCTTCGACATTGGACTCACCGGCTTTGACGGCGATGAAATCGATAAGTTATTCAAAGGCACAATCCAAGACGTGAAAGAGGACGACTTCGACGCAGAACGGGCAGCGGCGGAAATCGAGCAACCTTGCACGCGTAAAGGCGACCTGTGGCACGTTGGCGGGCACCGCGTATTTTGCGGCGATTGCACGGATGAAGCAACCGTGAGGCGTTTGTTCGGCAACCTGAGGGCAGACCTGATCGTGACGGACCCGCCGTACAATATCGACTACGGAACGGCGGACGCGGACAGGCGCGAGGCAAGAGGGCAAAAAGAACTAGACCGTGAAATACTCAACGACAAGATGAGCGACGCGAACTTTTACAAGTTCTTGCTTGATTTTTACAAGGCAGCATACGGCATCGTGAAAGGTGGCGGCGCGTTCTATATTTTTCACAGTACCAAGGAACTTGCGAACTTCAACAATGCGTGCAGAGCGGCGGGGTTTAAGATCGCGCAGACACTCGTGTGGGTAAAAAACCACTTCACACTTGGGCGCAGCGATTATCAATGGCAGCACGAACCGATATTGTACGGGTGGAAAGTGGAGGACGGCAAACCGCATTACTTTATATACGATCGAACACAGACGGCAGTTTTTGACGACAAGAAAGACTTCAGCAAGATGAAAAAAGAGGAACTGCTGAAAGTTATCGAGGACATTCTGCGGGACATACCAAGCGACACACTACGGGAGGACAAACCCGTTCGCAGCGCGGAACACCCGACGATGAAGCCAATCGTGCTTTGCGCGAGGTTGATCAACAACTCAAGCCGTGAGCGCGAAATCGTGTACGACGCATTTGCCGGAAGCGGCAGCACGCTGATGGCGGCAGAGCAACTCAATCGCATAAGTTACAACATCGAACTGGACGAGAAATACTGCGACGTGATTATTAAGCGATACGTGAAAACATTCGGCGGCGAGGGCGTGTTTTTGGAACGGGACGGACAAAAAACACCCCTAAAAAAACTTGAAAAACTTTGCGAATAAGTCTGGACTTCCTCGTTTTTTTCTGGCTTGATTGTCCCTGCCAATTAAAGGAGGGCAACGAACATGAAAGAATATAACTACGAATGGACAACGGCGAAAGCAATTATCGCCAACAGGGACACCAAGCGACAATTCAGAGGATGGGGGGATTACGACACGCTGAACAAAATTGCAGACAACCCAACCGAGCAAGAATGCGAGGCCGCACACAAACTGTGGCTCAATCTCAAGGCAGCGTTCAACAAAGAAGCGAAGCACTACGATCCCGAAACCAACACAAGCAGACTTGGATCAATCGGGGAAAAAAGCGAACGCGAAGTGATGCGATCAATGTGGTGGGACAAACTGGACGGCGACAAGTACGGCGACTACGACAAGATGACGCAAATCATCGAGGCATTACATGGCGGCGAGAAAATCGAAACAGGCACGATCCTGTTCGGCAGTTAGGAGGTGGACGATGCAAAAAGCAAGTTTTTATAGAAAGCCAACAGACATCGACAACATTCGCGACATTACCGAGGAGGAAATGCTCAAGATGCTTTCCAACGTTTTGAAAGAGTCAGTTGAAAAAATAAAAGCAGACATGAAAAGCAGCAAAGATAAACTGAGGCAGACATCGCTGCGATACATGGTAAAGAGCGGAAAGGTTAAACCAAGAAACTTCCAAATTGCAAAGCGGATTGAACTGACGGAAATTGCGTATGACAACTTCGCCCGTGACCTGCTCAAGGATCGCAAATTTATCGAGGAAAACAAGCACCTCACCGATTACGACAGTAGCACGGGAACGTATACATGCCTGATGTTTTACAACCCGAAGCGCGAATACGCAATACTCGTAGAAACACAGGGCGCGAATTACGCAAGATACGCAGCAAAGATTTTGCTGACGGAAGTGGCAGAATGAAAGGGGATTGCTTCATAGTCGCATACGAACAAGCCATGATGCACAATTACAAGGTCGTTCACGCTTTGGCAACAGGGCGCGGACCCATCGAGGGAATCGTGTATAGTCACGCGTTCAACTTGGTAGAAAACGGCGAATTTGGAATCGACTGGGTAATCGACAAATCGAACGGAAAAGACATCAAGATGCCCGCGGCAGCGTACTTCGCAATAGGTCGAATCAAAAGGTCGAAAACGTACAGTAAGCAAGAGGCGGCAGGGTTTGCTTTGAAAACCGAAAACTACGGACCCTGGGATTCAAAATTATTAAGGAATCCAAGGTAGGAGGAAATGATGAAAACAACCAAGAAGCAAGAGGGCGTCACCGTGTGCAAGTTTTTTGACAAAAAGGTCGGTGCTACAATCAACGTCACCATGAGGGATGAAATCCCAGGACATAAGGAACTGAAAGAAAAACTGAAAGGCGTGAGAAACACGCAAGAGGCGATGCAAATCATCGATAAGTTTATAGAGGAGGCAAACAAAAAGCACACAAAATAAACCAAAAAACGACAAACGGAAAGACCGAGGCAGGCGCTTCGGTTTTTTGTTTCAAAAGCGGGGAGGCAGTAAATGAAAGGGAAAAAGACAAACAACCCGCGCTACCACAAGGAACGAGCAGACAGAGCCGTCGCGTTTATCAGTTCACTGAAGCATACGAAAGGCGACTGGTACGGGAAAAACTTCGACTTACTGCCGTGGCAGGAAAAAATTGTGCGGGACATTTTCGGCACATTAAAAGAAAACGGATACAGGCAGTACAACACGGCATACGTCGAGATCCCGAAAAAGCAGGGCAAGAGCGAACTCGCAGCAGCGATCGCGTTGTTCATGACTTGCGGCGACGGCGAGTGGGGTGCGGAAGTTTACGGCTGCGCGGCCGACAGGCAGCAGGCGTCAATCGTTTTTGATGTCGCAGTCGAGATGATCAAGCAATGTCCGCCGCTTTACCGCCGGACGAAAATCATGGCGAGTCAAAAGCGGATCGTGTACCTGCCGACAAATTCGTTTTATCAAGTGCTATCGGCGGACGCTTTTTCAAAGCACGGACTCAACGTACACGCGGTCGTTTTTGACGAATTACACGCGCAGCCGAACAGACAACTGTACGACGTTATGCTTCACGGATCAGGCGACGCGAGGCGGCAGCCGCTGTTTTTCTTAATAACGACGGCAGGCACGGACAGGAACAGCATTTGCTTTGAGGTACACCAAAAGGCAAAAGACATACTCGCAGGCCGCAAGAACGACTTGACATTTTATCCTGTTATTTACGGGACGACTGACGACGCGGACTGGAATGACGAGGAAGTGTGGAAAGAAGCCAACCCTTCGCTTGGCGTGACCGTGGACATCGAAAAACTGAGAGCAGCGTACAACACGGCAAAAGACAATCCCGCAGAGGAAAACCTGTTCAGGCAGCTGCGGCTCAATCAGTGGGTAAAGACAAGCATCAGGTGGATGCCTATGGACAAATGGGACGCATGCGGCGGAAACGTGGACGCGGAGGAACTCAAAGGGCGGCCGTGTTACGCAGGCTTGGATTTATCGAGCAGCACAGACATCACCGCGCTCGTTTTGGTATTTCCGCCAAGGACGGAGGACGAATCATACATCGTGCTGCCGTTTTTTTGGATACCGGCAGAAACAATCAACCTGCGAGTGCGGCGCGATCACGTTCCGTACGACACGTGGCAAGCAAAAGGACTCGTGTTCACAACCGATGGCAACGTCATTCATTACGGGCAAATCGAAAAGTTCATCGAGGAACTCGGCAAGGTTTATGAGATAAAGGAAATTGCATACGACAGGTGGGGTGCGGTGCAGATGGTACAGAACTTGGAGGGCATGGGTTTCACGATCGTGCCGTTCGGACAGGGATTCCGCGACATGAGTCCGCCAACCAAAGAACTGATGAAACTCGTACTCGAAAAGAAACTGCAGCACGGCGGGAACGCACCGCTGCGGTGGATGATCGATAACGTGTTTATTAAAACGGATCCGGCAGGAAACGTGAAGCCGGACAAGGAAAAGTCGACAGAAAAAATCGACGGTGCGGTTGCCCTGATCATGGCACTGGACAGGGCAATCAGAAACAAGAAGCAAGACAGCGTCTACAACGGACGCGGCATTTTAGTGCTTTAAGAGGAGGGAAAAGCATTGGGGTTATTTAACCGAAAGAAAGAAACGCGGGAAGCGGTAGATCAGAAAACGGCGGACTTTATCAAAGGCGTCGACCTCGACTTTGGCAACGCAAGCAATAGCGGTGTGAACGTGGATGAGGACGGATCGCTGAAAGTCAGCACCGTGTATGCATGCGTCAAAGTTATAGCGGAAACCGTCGCATCGCTGCCGCTTTCACTTTTGAAAGAGGAAACAAGCGGCGACAAAAGCAAGGCGAAGCAGCATGCGCTGTACGGAATACTGCACGATGCGCCGAACGATGAAATGACGTCGTTCACCTTTCGCGAGCAGATGATGACGAACTTGCTGCTGTGGGGAAACGCATACGCGCTGATTCAACGTGACCGCGAGGGCAAGATTAAAGCACTGTGGCCGCTACGAGCAAAGAACATGAAAGTCGAGCGCGACGCGACAACCGACAGCATCAAATACGAATACACGGCAGGCAGCAAGACAGTCACCTACAAACCGCGGCAGATTTTTCACATACCGGCGTTTACGATGGACGGCATCCTCGGTGTCAGTCCGATAACTTACGCACGCGAAGCCGTTGGACTTTCAATGGCGACGGAGGAATTCGGCGCGAGGTTTTTCGGCAACGGCGCGAAACCTGGCGGCGTTTTAGAACACCCGGGCGTCGTCAAGGACCCCGAGAAACTGAGGGACTCTTGGAACAAGGTCTACCAAGGTACAAAAAACAGTCACAAGGTGGCGGTACTCGAGGAGGGGATGAAATACCACGAGATCGGGATGTCGCCGGAGGACAGTCAATTCCTGCAAACGCGGCAATTTCAGATCAACGAGATTTGCAGGATTTTCAGAGTACCGCCGCATATGGTTTGCGATTTAAGTCGTTCGACGTTTTCAAACATCGAACACCAGTCGATAGATTTCGTCGTTCACACGATACGACCGTGGCTTGTTAGATGGGAACAGGCAGCGGTCAAATCGCTTTTGAACGAGGAGGATCGAACGATTTACTTCGTGAAGTTCAACGTGGACGGATTACTCCGCGGCGACTTCAAGTCACGAATGGAGGGATACGCAATCGGCAGGCAAAACGGATGGCTGTCGGCAAACGACATCCGCTCGCTTGAGGACTTAAACAAAATCGCGAAAGGACAAGGAGGTGACGATTACCTAGTAAACGGAAACATGATACCCATCGCAGCGGCAAGCAAAAAAGAAAAAGGAGGCGATACAAGTTAATGGAAAGAAAACAAACACCACAGCACGAGCGGCGAAGCATCACGATGACTGAACTTCGCGTCGGCAACAGCGACGATGATGCGGAACAACCAATCATCGAGGGATACGCATCAGTTTTTGACAAATGGAGTCAGGAACTCGGCGGCATGTTTCCGTTTAAGGAAAAAGTCATGCCAGGCGCGTTCAGAGAAACCATAACAAAAGACGACATCAGGGCATTATTCAACCACAATCCTGATTACGTACTCGGGAGGAATAAGGCGGGAACGCTACAATTGACTGAGGACGAAAACGGACTCAAGGTCAGAATCACACCACCGAAAACACAGTGGGCGAAAGACCTGATCACAAGCATAAGCCGAGGCGACATCACGCAGATGAGCTTCGGTTTTTTAGTTGAAAAAGACAAGTGGATCGTAAGCAGCGGCGAGGAGGTGGACACACGCGAACTTCACAAGGTCAAACTTTTTGACGTTTCGCCAGTGACATTCCCCGCGTACCTCGACACCGAGGTAGGCATACGCAGCACGCTTGCACTTTACGAAAAACAACTGAAAGAAGCGGCGGACAGCCGGAACAAAGCGAAGCAGCACGCTCAACTTAAGCTGCAAAAAATCAAAATCGAAATGGAGGATTTATGAGAACAATCAATGAACTCGCAGCCAGGGCAAAGGACTGCAAAAACCAAATCATCGCGATCATCGAAAAGGCAGAAAAAGAGGATCGTATGCTTACAGCCGAGGAGGAAGTACAGATGGCAAAACTTCAAGAGGAACGCGCCAACTGGACAAAACAACTCGAAATCGCGAAACAACTTCGTGAGGATGAAAAACAAGATGAACAAACAAACGATGGCACCAAGGAGAAAGAGGACGAAACCGTGATACCGAAAGAACAACCAGAAAGCCGCGACGAACGCAAATTTGCAACATTTGGCGAACAAATGATGGCAGTTTACAGGGCAGCAGCCCCGGGCGGCAAAGTTGATGCTCGTCTGTCAACACGTGCGGCAAGCGGACTCAACGAAACAACCCCAAGCGACGGCGGCTTCTTGGTCGAAAAGACATTTGTCGCGGAACTTTTGAAGCGCACCTATGAAACAGGCGTGCTTGCAAGCAAAGTTCGTAAGATCCCGCTCAGCAACAACACAAACGGAATCAAAATCAATGCAGTCGCTGAAACATCAAGAGCGAACGGCAGCAGATGGGGAGGCATTCAAGCGTACTGGGAGGAGGAAGCAGGCGAGATCACCAAGAGCAAACCGAAATTCAGACAGATGGAACTTCAACTCAAGAAACTCACCGGCTTGTGCTACGTAACCGACGAATTGCTGCAGGATGCAGTCGCACTTGAAGCGGTATTGAAACAGGGATTCGCGGAGGAGTTCGGCTTCAAAATGGATGACGCAATCCTCAACGGCAGCGGCACCGGCGAACCGCTCGGCATTTTGGAATGCGGCGGACTTGTGACGGTGGCAAAAGAAACATCACAAACAGACAAAATCACAGTCGAAAACCTCGTGAAAATGTGGGCAAGACTGTGGGGTAGAAGCCGTGCAAATTCGGTTTGGTACATCAACCAAGAACTCGAACCGCACCTGATCACACTCACAATCAACGATGTGCCGGTTTACATCCCCGCAGGCGGACTCAGCAGCACACCATACGCGACGCTTTTCGGCAGACCGGTGTTGCCGCTTGAACAGTGCAACGCAGCGGGCGAACTTGGCGACATCGTGCTTGCGGATTTAAGTCAGTACTTGCTCATCGACAAAGGCGGAATCAACGCGGCAAGTTCGGTACACGTTCGCTTTTTATATGACGAAAACGTGTTCCGTTTCATTTACCGCGTAGACGGACAACCGATTTGGAACAGCACGCTCACACCTTACAAAGGATCGGCAACCGTCAGTCCGTACGTTACGCTCGCAAAGAGAAACGCGTAAGGAGGCAGTATGGGAAAGCCGAGAAAGCAGAACGGCATCGTAACGCTTAAGCAGATGAAAGACTACCTCGGCATTGACGGCGACGCCCTCAACGAACTGATCAAAGGTTTTATAGGTTTGGCAAAGGAAATCGTAGAGAAAACTCTGCGGTTTCCGCTCGCCAACTTCGAGGACGGGATACCACCGAGCGTGAACGAGGCAATCAAATTCATCGTGGCATCGTACTACACAAACCGCGAGCAGACAGACGTAGCACGCGTCGAAGCAACCGCGGGCCTTATGCTGTCACACGTGCGGCAGGCGAAGTTCTGAGGAGGGAAACATGGCAAGAAAAGAAGTCAAAGACAAGAAAGTCAAGGTTTTCATGATTGAACGGAAGCGGGAGGACGGGTACGAGGTCAAAACGAAAAAGTACCTCCACAGTAAGAAAAGCGGCGGCATTTGGGCATACGTGCGCGACCTGACAGAACAAGAGCGATTTGCAGCACTGGCGGTCAATGTCGAGCAGACAATCGTGTTCAAGTTTACGTTTAACGAAAAACTGAAAGCCGACGTCATGTTCGAGTTCAAAGGCACCACGTACAAGAAAGCAAGCACGGATTCGTTCGAGTTTAACAAAACAGACTTGGTCATTAAAGCAGAGCGGTGCGAACAGCCACCGTTTGACGAGGTGGAACATGCTCACAAATACTGAAAGCCGCAAAAGAATAAACGCACAGGCGATCGCGACATTTATCGCAGCCGGACTCAAAGACGGAATCGCACTGACGCAGGAACAACTGAAAAACACAACCGACGTCACGTTTTGGCACACGGGCAACATAGCCGCAGCGTCAGCCAAGACGACATACGTCACGTACTCAATCGCGGGAACGGACGCAGCTGTGCGCGGCGACGACGAAACGCTTATGAGGGACAATACACTCGCAATCGACATTTTTTCAAAAGCAAGTTTTGAAACTAAGGCGAACGCGACACTACTCGCCAACGTAGAGGGCGCACTTATTAAAGACAGCTTCGAGGTGGAGTTTTTGGCAGAGCAGTACGAAAGGGACACGGGACTCTACCATATGCCGATCACGGCATTCAAATTATTATAGGAGGGAACAAACAATGAGCGGAAGCGTAGATATTTCGCAACTTTACGAAATAGGGAACAAAAAGTTCTTTGCGGCCAGTTTACTCGAATGCGGCTGCGAATTCGGACCCAAGGAATACCACGAGGGCTTGATGGAAGTCAAAATCGAATTCAAAAGCGACGCAACTGATTTGTCGGCCGATGACAACATCGCGTACATCAAATTATGCACCCCGCTGACTGGCGAGGGGACAATCAAGTTCGCGGTGCTGCCGTACAACGTGTACAGCAAATTCTTTGATGTAACAACAGACAAGAACGGCGCGATTGTCATCAAGAGCAGAAACAAGGCAAAAGAGGTGGCGTTTGGGTTTTATTCAACAGCAGGCGATGGCAGCGAGAGCATGTTCACAATGTACAGGGCGGTTTTCAAATTGCCTGCACTTTCAAGCGTGAGCTTCGACGGAAAAACAATCCGCGACCTGACACTGAACGTGAACATTTATCCGTTCGAGTACATTGATGCGGACAACAAAAAAGAACAACTCACGTACTCGATACTGAACAGCAAACTGAACGAGGACATTTGGGACGACGTTCAAGAACAGATTTACTTGCCGGACAGCGACATCGAGCCGGAGGACGATGAGGAGGACGAAACGCCATGACCAAGTACGGATTGATTAAGACGCTGAAAGATGCGGACGGCGAGGACATTGTGCTTTGCGGCAACGCGATGACGTTCATACTTTACAAGTCATACTTCGGGCGCGACCTTTTAAGCGACGTGATAGCGTTCGCGGGCAAGAACGCGAAGCCGGACGTTTTGGCAAAGTTTGAAAAGTACAACGTCAAAAGCACGCAAGACCTCGCAAACATTGACGACGTGGGAAAAGCGGCGATTATTGACGCGATGCAAGGAATTCAGATCGACACCGAATTCATGCTGAATTTTATAGCGGCACTAATCGCAACAGCAAAGTACCCGCAAAAGCCGGACGTGGCAGAACTAATCATGAGCGTGCCGCCATACTTTTTGACGGACGCAGAACTGATGGGCGAACTACTCGAGTTTTTTGCGATGTTTATCAGTACAAGTCAAAAAAAAACTTTGCACAAATAGGCGAAAGCACGGGAGTACGGATCGAGGCGGACTTTACTACGCAAATGCTGTACTGCACCGTGAAAACGGGAGTGAACGTAAACATCGCTGACCTTGGGACAAACGTGCTTTTCGACCTGATAACTTACGCAACCGCGATCGACGCGGCGGCACTTGAAAAGGCTGAGGGCAAGAAAGGCACCCTGGCGGCACATTTGGACGTCCTTGGCATGCTTCAAAAGAAAGGAGGCAAAGGGTAGCAAATGTGGAATGACGGCGTGTCGAGGGAATTGTCGGCGTTTTTCGAGGACTTACAGGAAACAGGCGAAATTGCGGTCAAAGCTGTACAGGATCAGGTCGACGAGGAGGCGGAAAAACTGTTCACAGATTTAGAAAGAACAGTACCACGCGGCAAGACGCAGGGACTCGCAAAATCGCTGACAAAAACACAAGTAACAACAAAACGTGAATGGTACGGACACAGCGTCGAGTTTGCGGGCGAGGATAAGAAAGGCATGCCATACCAAAAGATTGCAAACATTCTCAACAGCGGAACAAGCAAGATCAGTGGCACACGATTCGTGACGAAAGCAGTGCGGCGGTTGAAAGGTATGGACGTGAGGATTAACGAAAGGTTTGAAAAGAACATGGCGGAACGATTGGACAAATAGCGGAAAAGTGATATAATGACACGTGATTGGGATTTACCGATGTCGGCAAACCCGAAATGGGAGGGAACATGCTTTTGAATGACAAAGAATACGTTACAATTCTTGACGGAATAAAGAGGCAGATCGCCGAAGCACAAAGAAGTGCGGTTTTGTCAGTGAATAAAGAGATGGTCATGCTTTATTGGAACATTGGTAAAGTTATCAACGAAAAGAGTGCTTGGGGAAACAAGTTCGTGGAAAACCTCGCCCGCGACATTAAATTGGATTATCCAAAGGCGAAAGGTTTTTCACCAAGGAATTTGCGATACATGGCAAAGTTTGCAGCAGAAAATCCCGACGAACAATTTTTGCACTCGGTGAGTGCAAAATTGCCGTGGAAGCACAATACAACGTTGTTGGATATGGTAAAAACACCCAAGCAGCGAATTTGGTATGCAAACAAAATCGTGGAGGGCGGGTGGTCTTACCGTGTGCTTGTCCACCACATCGAGAATGACTTATACAAACGGCAGGTACTTGCGAGCAAAGTAGATAATTTCAAAGAAATGTTGCCTGCACCACACAGCGAGTTGGTTCAGCAGGCGACCAAGGATCCGTATATTTTTGACTTTGTCGCAGGCGCGGACGAAATACATGAGCGGCAATTAGAGCAAGCATTGGTGGACAACGTTGCAAAACTTCTCTTGGAACTTGGTACGGGTTTTGCATTTATTGGAAATCAATACCATATGGAAGTCGGCGGCGACGATTTTTACATCGATCTGCTGTTTTACAATTTGAATTTGCGATGCTATGTTGTGGTCGAACTCAAAAACACGGAGTTCAAACCTGACTATACAGGCAAGCTCAATTTTTACTTGTCGGCAGTTGACAGCCAACTCAAGAAAGAACAGGACAACCCTACGATCGGGTTGTTGCTATGCAAAGGGAAAAACAATTTGGTCGCGGAATACGCGCTTCGTGATATGACAAAACCGATGGGAGTTAGCGAATACAAATTGATGGAAAACGTACCAAAGGAACTCGCAAACGTCCTGCCGTCGGCAGAGGACATAAAGACGAGAATCAAAATGGACTAACCAATTTGCCAACGTTGGCGAATCGGTCAGCGAAGTCACCCACAGTGGTGGCTTTTTTCATGCCAAAAATAAAAAAAGGAGGGTAGTGCCTGATGGAAGTCGGTCGCAGTTTATCAGAAATTGACGCAAAAGTAAGAACGCTCAATCAGGCACTTAAAACCTCGACTGAGCAAACAAAGGAATTCGACAAAGCACTCAAATTAGATTCGAAAAATACCGAAGCCATGGCGGGCAAGATGCAGTCACTTCAGACGCAGATCGGTCAAGCGACACAAAAGCTCGCTCTGCTTAAAGCAAAGCAGAGTGAAGCCCGCCAAGCATTCGAAAGCAATAAAATAACAGAACAAGAGTTTCAAAAAGTGGAACTCGCAGTGTTAAGAGCCGAGAATCAGGTCGCGGAATTTAACAAACAATTACGGGATACAAAGAACTCGCAGGACGCGGCAAAGATAAAAGACATCGAGAAAGGCTTCGACGGCGTGACAAACGCACTGAATAAAGCGCAAAATGCAGCAAAACAACTGTCAAAGGTAGCACTCGGACTGGTGGCTTCGCTGACGGCCGTCGTTTATACATTTGCAAAGACAGGCAAAGAACTGCATGATATGAGCCAAAAGTTCAGCATCAGCACCGAGCAGATTCAACTGCAGCGCAACTTATTTGGCAAAGTGACAGATGACGCGAAAAATTACGATGCAGCACTGTCGTCGCTCGGCAGCATTATGACAAGCATCGCACGCGGACGCGGCGCAGCATACGTGGAAACGCTAGATAAACTCGGCGTGTCAACAAAGAACGCGGACGGATCGGCGCGAGCGATCGGGGACGTTTACAATGATGTTTTCATCGCGCTGCAGCAAGTAAACGATGAAACGGAACGCGCATCAATAGCGATGATACTGTTTGGCGAGAACGGACTGAATGTCGCAAACGTCGCTGCACTTACCGCAGAGGAAATCGCAGCGTACAACGAAAAAATGATGGAACTCGGCATACTGTCAACCGAGCAAACAGACCAGGCAAATGAACTGCAAACAAAGATGGATGAACTCAAGCAACAGTTTGCGGCCGCAGCGGCGGAACTCGCCGTCGCACTTATGCCGGCAATACAAACAATAATTGGCTTTATAGCGGAAACCGTTATACCGATACTGAACAGCATCGCCAAGTGGTTTTCGGGTCTCAGTCCATCGCAACAGAAAATGCTGCTGTGGATACTCATGCTGATAATTTTTCTGCCGAAACTGATCGCAATCATCACGGCGATTATAGGAATTGTGAAAGCGATCACTGTCGCGCTTTACGGAACAGCGGCGGGAACGGCAGCAGTTAGTGCAGCGGCAACACCGCTCATGCCAATTCTATGGGCGGTCGCGGCCGTCGTGCTTGTTTTGGTAATGCTGTTTATGATGCTCGCAGGCAAAAGCAAGGATGTGACGCAGCAACTCAAGCAGCAGCAAGAGCAGATGCGCGACATGCAGGGCGAGTACAGCGACATCGGCAGCGAGTTCGAAATCACATCGTCGCAGGTCAGTACAAACAGCAACACAGACAAGTTGGAAATTCACGTGCAGATTGATGCATACGGGGAAACCGAAATGAGTCAGGAAAATGCGGAACTCGTTGCGGACATTTTGGCTGAGCGAATCAACAAGCAACTGGGAGGCAAAATATGAGAAAGTTTTGGCTGCGAAACACACAAGGGCGGCAATGGGATTTAACACCAAAGAACGCCTGGGCAGGTGGCGGCAGTTTTTTCAGCGGACCCGACGGCTTGGGCATCAAAACCAAGATCAAGAGTTTCGAGATAGAAAACACGTTTTTCATCGAGGACATCGAAGTGTCGGCGCAGGTAATAAGCGGCACGTTGTTTTTTAAGGATTACAAACACTTCGGGGACTTCGTGAAATTTATCGGGAACGTGAACACGGACGAACCGCTGAAACTTTACTACTCGCCGGAGGGAATACACAAGGACAACAAATTGGACACGCAATGGTACAAACTTGTGCTGATAAATGAACTGGACAAAACCGAGGTAGACAAGAAAACAGGATTCCTAAAATGCAACATCAAGTTCGCGTGCCTCTCAAGGTGGAAACAAGACAAGAACATCGTCCTTGAACTTTCAAGGTACGGCGACCCGCTCGTGTATCCGTTTTTATATCCCTATTTTTATGGAGGATCGAACAACCTCGCGGTCGAGATTGACAACGAGGGAAACCTGCCGACTTCGTGCATTATCAGGATCGAAGCGGAAACAGACACACCGCACATCAGGTTGACGCAGGGCGGCGAAATTGTCAGTCAGGCAAAGTACCGGCTGATAGTGAGAGCGGGCAGCGTTTTGGTTATAGACAGCCGCGCCGACAAACAAGAGGCAACACTGACAACAAGCGTCGGGGACAACGTAATGAAAGAGGACGTGTACTACACAGGCGAGAAAGACTACGCGTTCCAAAACTTCATCACAATACCGACAGGGAAGTCAATGCTGCTGATAAGCGCAGCAAACAGTGAGTTCGGGCGCGTGACAATTGAGTACGCGATACAAAAGGAGCTGATTTGATATGGTGGTGCAATATAAGGTTTACAGCAGGCAGGAACTCGACTACATCGACGGCGGAATCGTGCGGGACTTTAACATCGACCTCGATTATATTAGTAACAACACAAGCACAGTCGAAATCACCACGGAAAGCGATGCGTTCAAAGGCGACATCATCGCGGTTATGTATGAAAAAGAGGTCGTGCTTGGTGTGATCACGGCGGTGGACAACACAGCAAGAAAGATTTCGTTCAAGCACATGAAAGAGATTTTCAACGACAAGGTCATCAACCTTTTTCTATACACAAGTTTATTGAACACGAAGTTCGAAGCGGTGGCGGGACTCAAAACAATTTTGACATACGCATTCATAACGACGGACGATCCATACAAGAAACTGCCGATGACAATCAGGACGCACGGCGAGGAACCGAACGCAGTCTACACGGACGACAACAAGGTACTGGGCATCGGGGACTTTATCACTTACGTGTTTGACCGATTCAACATTTATCTGGACTTCGCAATTGATTTCGTGAACAACCAAATCGTGTGTACGATAGCCAAGAACACAACAGGCGGCTACGTTATCAAGGACAACATCAAACTCAGCGAGCCGCAGTTCGACAGCAACGAACTACCCGCAGAAAACAAGGTTTCGTTCTTCAACGCGAACAACGGGAACATCGTCGGGGAATACTTTTTGCTGTCAAACAACACTGTGAACACAAGCAGGATTCGTTCGGATCGTGTGCTGCCGCCAAGCACGAAATACGTGGAGTGGGACGCAGCGGACGCGGCGGAAAAAGGATACACGATGCAGCAACTTGCCGAGAGCGAACTGTGCGGGAACATTTACAATCATTGCATTTTATACAAACTCGCCAAGAGGCAAACGATGATCAAGTGCATGGACTTCAAGTACGGGGACAGCGTAACGATCGTGTACAAAGACCGCGAGTACGCTTCGGTTTTCACGGGACTGAAATTCAAAATGAAAGATGCGTACTACACATGCATTTTCGGAAAGACGCGGATCGATTTCACGGACAGGATGAAACTATACAACGACCGCCGATACGCAAAGCGCGGCGGCTTCTAAAAATCCTGCGGCAAAACCTTGAACGCTCTTGCCGCCACGACTAAAGACACGAACTGCACAAACCTCGCGACCTTGGGCAAACCTTGACGCCTTGTGGCATCAAAAACACTCGCCCGAGCGTTTGTGAGTGCCAAAAACAACAAATAAAGGAGGGGACAGGATGGCTTTTTCTGTTAAAGGAATTGGCGACAAGTCAACAGGTAAAAACGAAATCATGCCAAGTTTCGACGCGATGATTTTGAACTTTATCATCGGCATTACCGGCTGCGTTCTCAAAAACGAAATGTGGGAATTCGCAAGTCAGGTCGTTGACCGCGGCGTGCGAATCAGACCCGGAATAATGCAAGCGCATGGTTACTTCGCAATCAGCGACAGCGAGCATCAGATCAACTACACGACACCTGCGACGAGGCAGTACGCGAGAATTTATGCCGAGATAAACCTTGCTGTAACACCGCACGACTTTGTCATCAAGACGTCTGCGCTCAGCAGTTCGACAAGCATACCGCTGACGCAGGACAACCTGCGAACAAATCCGAGCGGTATATACCAAATGCCGTTGTGGTTAGTGCAGCTCGAAGCGAACGGGACAATCATCGTAACTGACGAGCGACCCTTCGCAGATAAGATAAAACAGGCGGACAACGTGGCAACCACAATAGCGGGACGACAAATCAGTGCCATTTTTGAAAGCAATCACTATGTCAAAAATGCAACACTGGCAACGACAGCAACAAAAGCGACAACAATCGAATTCACTACAACTGCACCGACAAGCAGTCCCGCGGCAGGAACGCTTCGGATTTATGTTGGCAGCAGTTTGCCAGGCACGAGGTACGACCGCGTGCTTTACCTGATCACAACTTAAAAGAAAGGAGGGCATCATGCCTGCAAATTACGGAACGGCCGCGAACTTGCGGCTTTTTTATGGAACGCCCGCAGTACGACGCGTGTTCGAGGGATCGCGACGAATCCGTGATTTCATTGCGGCAAGCAAGGTCGCAAGCGAATTCGGAATCGCGTCAACTGCATCGGCAAGCGTGTCGGGCGGTAACATCACGTTCACAATCAAGGATAAATACTACATGAGTACGATAACGGCACTTGATTCGTGCGACGACATTTCGTTTTATAGTTGGTATGGCTCGGTGTCGCTTTGGCAAATGGACGGAACGCATTTGATAAGTGTCGGACACAGCTACAACGACGTCGGTACGATCGTGATCAAATACGAGGATAACGTCGTGGTTAGTTGGAAAGGCGGAACCGTGTACAACCAAAAGAATACAGCAGGCACGTTCCGCATTTATTACGACTTCGGAAGTCGTACTTACAAAGTGACGGCAGACGGCAATGTGATTTATACAAGTCCGGTCATCGACTGGCAAGCAACAAAAGTTTCGATGTTCATCAATTTTTACTATTATCCGCCGTACGTTTACGTCGTCGGATACGACGTCGTGTACATTCCCGAAATTTACATCGCGGGGTATGTGCGAGTTAGTGCAATGAACAAGGCCGTGGGATACCCGCGGCCAACTTGGTAAAGGAGGGGAAATGGCAGAGATTAACATTACACTACTAAGTAACAGACAAAACATTCAAGAAAACGCCGACGACTTAAAAATTGTTGCAGGGGAAAACAGAGTAACGACAATCGCAGTTGAATTCCCTGGCGACCTTGCCGCATACAGCAAGCGCGTTGACTTTATGAATTCACGCGGCGAAAAATGGATAGAAGCGTTATACACACCTGAGGACGAGCGGAACGAATACCCGCCGACTTTCGACAAAAGCAACTTCACATTCACGCTGCCGGACGCAATCACGATACCTGGCGAATTACTTGTGCAGTTTATGGCATACGTGCCAGGAACACAGCAAACACTGACATTTGAACTGATACGATTCACCGTCGAGGAATTTATCGGCTGCTGCAGAAAAAGAGCGCCGCGCAATCCGGATTTAATCGTCAAGGCATACGAGTACAGTAACAAAGCACTCGACATTGCACGTGATTCGCTTGCAAGAACTTTGGATTCAGAGCAGGCGGCAAGTGATGCAGCGGCTTCGGCAGCAGCAGCACAGCAATCGGCAGCAAATGCAGAGGCAAGCAGCGGTGCAGCACAAGCGTCGTCAAACGCATCGGCGGTTTCGGCGGCCGAAGCATTGGCATACGCACAGGCATCGGCAACAAGTGCATCGGCGGCGGCCACATCAGCAGCAAATGCAAACACACGTGCCACGAATGCAGAAACGGCAGCAGGTCAAGCCGCAGCAGATGTGGCTAGTGCAAACACGCGTGCAACAAATGCGGAAACGGCAGCAAGTAACTCAGCGGATTCGGCATCGGTAGCACAAGGAAGTGCAAGTACGGCAGCAACGCAAGCAACAAATTCGGCATCATTGGCAAGTCAAGCAGCGACATCGGCATCGCAGGCACAAATGCAAGCCACAAATGCAGCGACGTCAGCGGCGGAAGCTGCAATGTCGGCACAACTTGCAGTTGATCAGACAGGAACAAAAGTCATAGTAAAAGATGAAGTGCAAGGGACATTAGTTCTACTCGACCTAATCTATCCAATTGGCTCGATATACATGTCAGCCAACAATGTGTCACCACAGACATTTATTGGCGGAACTTGGGCGGCGTGGGGTATGGGACGTGTCCCACTAGGGATAGGAACTCCCCAAGCAAATAACGATGGATTGAATACGACTACGCCAAGTAATAGTTATGTATCACCAGAGGTAAGAGGTGGGTTGGAAAACAGCACTGCTCCGCATACTCATAGCACACCTAACCATACTCATACGCTGTCAGTGTCAGTAGCACATACATGGACCTCAAGTGGTGCCGGAACGTCCGGCAATCAAAGTGTAGGACATACACATACAACACCTGACCACATACACTCATTTATGGCTCACTCACGGGCTTCTGGAAACGTATCATCTATTGCCGGAGGTAACAGTAACAACAACAGTACCTTAGGCGGTCCTGATACAGCCGGTTCTGGAAATAGTGCAAGAACTACTTATATAGGTGGTTCTGGTAATATTAGCGGATCTAGTGGCGGTGGAACAACAGGTGGAATTAGTGCAAATCATACACATACAACACCAAATCACACTCACACACTATCATCTACTGCAACACCTTCATGGACATCAAGTGGTACCGGTACATCAGGAGACTCGAGTGTATTATCAACACGAGGAAATCTACAACCGTACATCACATGTTATATGTGGAAAAGAACAAATTAAGGAGGAATTATGAAAAAGATTCGCTATATAGACAAAGATACAAATGAGGAATACACACACGCTGAACTCAATATAAAAGAAAACGAATGCCCCATTTTAGGTATAGGTACAAAAAATAGCAAGAAGTTTTATTACGAAACAGCAGGTGATGACATTCTCATACACGCTCCAGACCATACGGAGTGTTTCAGACGCATAACAAAAGAACAGTATGAACAGTTCAAGAAAGAAGAAATGCGTTATAACCGGGAAAGATTTTTGGGTGCATTCGATATTTGGGAAAAAGCAGTAATACGCGGCCGAGAACAAGACGATCCGCAGATTATGACTTGGTATCAAGACTTGCTTGATTTAGATGAGAGTGCGTTTGAGAACGTGCCGGTCAGAATCAATTATTATTTATAGGAGGAAATATAATGATAGCAATAATTATTAGCATTTGTGCAGGTGTAGTTAGTGGCATGATTTTATTCTTTCTACAGCGTTACTTTAAAAACCAAGAAAAGCGCGATAACGCAGCAGAAGAACGTAAAACGAAAAGAGATTACTTGATGCTCAAGAGTTTAAGGGCTATTGGTGAACTTGCCGCTGCAAATGCAATAGCAGTCAAAGATGGGAAAACAAACGGCGAAATGCATAAAGCGATGGATGACTTCACGGAAGTAGATAAAGAACTCGACGATTTTCTTATCAAAAATGCAACAATAAAAAATAGGAGGGAATAAGCAATGGAAATCATTTGCGTACCACTGATCGTGTCAGTGGTTTTTTCAATTTTGGAGGGATACAAAGCAACGGTTGCAAAAACCAAGTACAGCAAGCAACTGATCGCGATCATTCCAATTATAGCGGCAGCGTTCGGTGCGGTTATAGGCATCGTGCTGTTTTTCGTCTGGCCGGTAAGCATCGCAGCGGCGGATGCGCTCACTGCGATATTCGTAGGCGCAGCAAGCGGATTGTCGGCAACCGGTGCAAACCAAGTTTTCAAACAACTGAAAAAATTGGGCATTGAAGTCAAGGACAAGGAGGATGGCAAAGATGACGAACAAGGCAGCCGTTAGATCGGAATTGACAGCAGCGATAATCACCTCGCTGCAGAGCAGAGGACTGATAACACCAAAAGAAGCAAAACAGGTACGGGACAACACCTCCAAAAAAACTTCGAAAACATAGCGACTTTGTCTGGACTTCGTGTTTTTTTTCTGGCTTGATTGTCCCCGCCATATAAGGAGGGTGGCAGAAATGCGAAAAATAATAACATTAGAAGCAGGTAAGAACAAGAAACCGAACATTTGCGGATACGTGCGCGTGAGCAGTGAAAGCCACACTCAAGAGGCAAGTTTCGAAGCACAAATGCGCGAATGGTACAAACGATTCGGCAAAGACGAGAGGTACAACCTCGTTGGCGTTTTTGGCGACCTTGCAGTCAGCGGCCACAAAGTCAAAGAGCGCGAGGACTTTCAGGAAATGATTGACCTCGCACTTCGCGGCAAGATTGACATCATTGTGACCAAGAGTATCGCAAGGTTTGCAAGGAACACCGTAGAATCGCAAAAGGTTTTGCGGCAACTCAAGGAAGCGGACGTCGAGGTCATTTTCGACAAGGAAAACCTAAGCACGAAAAAGTTCGGCACCGAGTTTTTCATCGTGATACTGACAATCGTTGCCGAGATGGAACTGCGGAACATGAGCGAGGCAGTCAAATTCGGTTACAGGTTTCGTTCACGGAACGGCAGCGTCGAAGTTACGAGCATCACGGGGTATGAAATAGACGACGATGACAACTGGACGATCAATGAGGAACAGGCGGACAACGTACGACGGATTTTCGCGCTGTACTTGTCAGGGTTAGGAATGAACGCGATAGCGCAGCAGTTAGAAAGCGAGGGACGGATTGCTTACAAGGGTGGAACTCGGTGGAGCTGCGCCACGATTCGCGGGATACTTGAAAACGAGAAATATATAGGCGACGCGAAATCACAAAAGTATTACTCAGACGAAAACTTCAAGACACGAATCAACAAAGGCGAACTGCCGCACGTTTACATCGAGAACAACCACGAAGCGATTATCAGCCGCGAGGACTTCGCCAAAGCGCAAGAACTGATGGCGGCCAAGAAAACGCAAACGTCAGAGTGGCACAAGGATCGTCCGGCATACGACTTCACAAGCAAGATTCAGTGCATATGCTGCGGCAAGAACTTCAGGCGACGCGTCAACACAAGTTGCAGGCGTGTGTCGCCAATTAGTTGGATGTGCAGTACACAATTCCTGCGCGGCAAAAAAACATGCGAAGCGACAAGCATAGCCGAGGGATTCTTACAAGACTTGCTTGTCGATGCGTACAACGAATACATCAAGACACCGTACAAAGCACCGATGAGGCAAGAAGACAGCGACCGAATTGACGAGATTGAAAAAGAGGAAGCGTGGGTGCGACAGATTTACAATGATAGATTCATCGACTACACGAAGTACGCAGCCAAGATCAAGCAATTGCAAGAGGAACACGCGGAAGCGCGGCAGAAAGCAAAAGAGTCGCTGAAAAACCAATACTATGAAAAACACGGCAAGAAAGCAGACCGATACGATCCGAGCATAGTGGAAAACCACATTGAACGGATTCGTGTCGGTCTTTTTGAAGCAGAGTTTGAGTTCAAAAACGGACAAGTCATAAAAAGGAGGTTTAAGTATGGCAACCGGACATTCAGAAAAGAAAACGATCAAGATAATCCCCGCCCTTATCAACGAACTGCGTGAGCAATTAGCACGCAAGTCACGGGAGTGCGGGTACGTGCGCGTCAGCACGAAAGAGAAAGAGCAGTTGTACAGTTACGAAACACAAAGTGCGTACTACGAAAAACTGCTCGGCAACGATCCTGAAATCGACTACGTCGGACTTTACGCAGACAAGGCAAAGTCAGGCTCAAGCATGAAAGCACGAAAAGAGTTCATGCGGATGATTGGCGACTGCTACGACGGCAAGATAGACAGGATCAGGACAAAGAGCGTGAGCAGGTTTGCGCGTAACACGAGCGAGTGCTTGGAAATGGTAAAGAAGCTGCGCCAAAAAAACGTGTTCGTGCATTTTGAAACGTACAACATCGACACGAAAGACGAAGCCGCAATGCTGATTTTGACAATAGCGGCGGCGATAGCAGAGGAGGAACTGCGAAATATTTCGCAGAACATCACATGGGCAGTCAAGAACAAGTACGAACAAGGCAAAGCGTGGATGCCTGGCAGAATTTATGGATACAAGGTAGACAACAGGAAAGAGTTGGAACAAACCGAGTTCGAAATCATACCGGCGGAAGCAATAATCGTGCAACGCATTTACAGGGACTACTTGGCAGGCAGCACAATCTCGGCAATTGCAAACGACCTGACGGCAAAGCGCGTACCGACACCACGCAGCAAAGAGAAGTGGGGGGAAACGACAGTCAAAACGATTTTGGAAAACGAAAAATACTGCGGCGACCTTTTACTGCAAAAGACGTACAAGCCGGACGTGCTGTCAAAGCGGCGAAAGAACGACAGGAAGCGTGACATGAAACTCGTCGAGAACAACCACTTGCCAATCATAGACAAGGCAACGTGGAACCAAGTGCAGATTGAAATGGCGGCACGCGAGCGCACAAACGACATCGAGAAAGGCACGGGCAAGTACAGCAGCAAATACGTGTTCAGCACAAAGATCGAGTGCGGCGAATGCGGCACGAAATACCGCAGACACGCACAGTGGGCGAAAGACGAAAAGCGACCGATTTGGGTTTGCATCAAACATCAGAAACGCGCAGACGAGTGCGGACAGACACCGCTCAAAGAAACATCGATAGAACAGGCATTCGTGTCGGTATTAGAAAAAGCGCAGGCAAACAAGACCGAGTACATTGGACAAATCAGGACAGACATCGAGAACGCGATCAAAGGCACGAGCCACCTCAATGTCGACGGATTACAGGCAGAACTCGAAAGAAAGCAAACAGCACTACTCGACATGCACAAGAAGCAGCGCGGCAAAGTTTCACAGGCAGACGTGGACGCAGCAACGGCACTCATGGACGACATAAACGAGCTGAACGCGCAAATCAAACTGTGCAAGGACGCGGAGGACGAAAAGAACTTGCTCGATTACAGGATGCGGATGATAGACACCGCACTGAACATGACGTTCACGAAATTCAACGACGACCTGTTCAAAGCACTCATCGAAAAAATCGTGGTACTGGACAAGACGCACCTGCGATTCATTTTCAAAAGCGGCATAGAAATCGAACAAGAGATAGCTGCATAACAAAGAAAAGCACCCTGACGGCACCTTCAACGGGCTGGCGGGGTCTTTTTTTTGTTGACACAAAGACACGAGCAGCAGCGAACTTCGCAACCTTAGGCAAATCTTGCGCCCGTGTGATATTTTTGTTGCGTGCAACGAATTACTATGATAAGATTGAAATCATGGCGAAACAAGATAAAACAGTAATCAGAACTGCACGGGCAAAATTAATAATCATTCCAAATGATTCACTGGATAGGGAAATCGTTTTTCGTGGCTTCGGAAAGGACGAACATGAAGCAAGTGACCAAGCACAACGTGCATCATATATAGCAGGGTGGAGGCATGAAAGTTGTTCAGGGTGGATAGCAGTAACAAAGATGTGGTATGGTCGTGCAACCACATCAGGACCTTATTGTTTGTGGGGTAACAAGAAAACGCGCCCACCGTATGAAACGGCATATGCAGAAGCATAAAAACGCAAAAAGCAAAATGACTGCCGCAAGAAACGCAAAGTGAAAACGCAAGAAACGAAAAATACGTAAACGCAAAGCAATACGTAAAACAACGCAAATTTCGTTTTCTGCGGTCATTCAAATTGACAAAACAAAAGACTTATGGTAGCATAAACACAATGTTATTTGCAGGCCAACTTTTCAAGTCAGTTTGCATAGAAAAAGAGCCACTTTTCGGCTCTTTTTCATTGTTTTGTATGGCTTTTTGCCATTCCTGCATAGTTTCTATGTCTATTGGTATTTCCCGACCGCCGTTTAGAGATTTCGGCAAGATGTTCAGTATAACCTCGACTCTATCGTGATAGACGAATACTTTGTTTAGGAACTGGTCTATCAACACACGCTTATGCTCATCGCTTCCGCTATTCACGAGTTGTCTTAACTTATCCAACGCTGATTGCAATGCAGACTGGCTGATAACAATTTCGGCTTTTTGTCGTTGTTCCTCGGCGAGTCGAGCCAAGAGAACCAGTTTCTCGTCCTCGAATGTTTTTATTCTTTGGTGGATTCGCTCCTTGATGTTTTTGTCTGATGTGGTAAGCATATCGTCAACCGCTGAATTGATTTTGCGTTCCACTTCGGCAATCTGACCCTTGAACTTTTCGATGATGTCATCATTGTTTGTGGTCGTGTATCGCACATAGGCGTTGTAGGACTGAATGACATTCCAAGTATTCTCAACACTAAGAACTGTTGCCTTGATTTTATCCATAACAAACCCCTCGACAGTTTCAGCGCTGATTGTGCAGTTATTACACTTGTTTACGATTTCAGCACCGCTCTCGTCCGTTTTCCTTGACCTACATTTATACGCAAGATAATACCACGTTTGCGATATTGATTGCAGATTGAAAGATTTGTAGAATGGCAGAATTATATGTTTGCTCTTGGCTCATACGGACGGAATGAAATGTTGGGTGCGTGAACTTGCAAGCATACCGATATGCTTCATTTCTATTCTCTTGCTCCGCAAGTTTTTGTAGACCGTTTTTGAAGTTGAGCAGATAGCCGTTTGATTTTTTGAAATCGTTTATAGAGAACAACCAAAACTGATTTTTACAAGCGAAAAGAGCGCATAGCAGAAATGGAAGCAATTTTTAAACAATATGGCGGTGATGAACTAGAAGTTTTTTTGGAACTTAAAAGTAGAATTACTAATCTATTGATTGACCAGATAAAAGACTTGGAAAATATGAGTGACCATCTAGGCAAAATTTATATGGAGTTAATATCGAAATCGAAACAGAAAGATACCGCACAAGTTTTTACACCGATTCATGTTGCGGAGCTGATGACCGGAATGACATTGAACATGAATGAGTTTAAAGAAAAAGCTATCGTTTCGATAAATGACCCCTGTGTAGGTGCTGGCGTGTTTATGATTGCCGCTTGCAAATTCCTAAATTCTAAAAAAATAAATTACACAAGCCGGTTATTGATTGTTTGCAACGATATTGATTTGATTTGTGTTTACATGACCTATGTGCAATTAAGTTTTATAGGTGCATCGGCAGTTGTCGAACACAAGAACACAATCACACAAGAGAAATGGGATGAGTTTAGAACACTCGGAGTGCTGTTAAATCCAGCAATGATCAAAAATTTCGGGCACTGAATGGACTCGAAAAGGAGCGCAATATGAAATACAACATGATGTGGTAACGGCATTTGGCACTATATGATGATGTAATTGAATTCTTACACGATGCTGGAGTAACGAAGTCTCCGAAGCAAAGCAATTAAATATGTTCGCAAATTTCGGATGAAAAACGACCCGAAACATGAGAATAAAAAATGCTCTTCAATACTTGACGCATATTAATGGTTCATGCTATAATGAGAAATTGGTTGTAGCAACCATACGCTAAGACACATCGC